CACATTCCCTACGGCGGTATCGGGTGCGACTCCGTCGATGCCGATCAGAACGAAGGACGCGGGATTGGTGGGTTTGCCGTCGAAACGGGCCGTACCCTTAACGAGGGTCTGTTCTTCGATCCAGCGCACGTTGGTGTTGGTTTCAAGGCGCATTTCGCCGCGCTCTACGGCGGCGTAGTTCTTACCGTAGCCGGCAACGATAACGCCGTTGGGAATGAACTCCAGTTCTTCGATCGCGCCGCCGATGCCGGGCATTTCGTTAGCAACACCGGATACCATAAGGCCGTTGGCGTTGTAGTTGAGAAGCTCGGAGAGGATCTTCATGCGAGTGGAAGTGTTCATCGCGAAGAAAAGACCTTCGCCGACGCCCTTCTTTGCCTTGCCGAGCGCTGCAATGATGCCGCCGATGAGCTTGGCGCCGGTGGAGTTGGCAGCGGTGATGGGTGCTACGTTGGACTCTTTCAGATTTTCCCAAGGTCTTCCATACTTGCCGGCGGTGCCGGGATCGGAAGTCTGCAGAAGACGGGTGGCAATACCGACAGGCATGCGGTTTCCGGTGCCGAAGAGGGCCGCTTTGTCGAACGCGATGGCGACGCCGCGGGCGATTGCAAAGAGAAGATCGTCGAGGATGGACTCGGCGGAGTCTTCGACAATGTATCTGCAGATACCGTAGAAGCCGGCGACCTTGTGCGCTTCCATTTCAACGAGATACATGGTGAGATCGAGTTCGGCGAGCTTGGCACACTGCTCCGTCCAGATTGCTTCGGGAATAGTGCCCATGACGGGGATCTTGCCCTCGCCGGGGACTCTGTGGTAGTTGAAGTACTTAAGGAGCTTGGATTCCTTTTCGACCTCCTCGCGGACCATGGGGAGAAGGATGGTGGGAACGGTGACTTCGCCGTTAATTACGTCGCGGGTGATGATCTTCTTGGCGCGCTCGATAAAGGCGGAAACGGACTCGTTTCTGACAAGATCTGCGCGCTCGGTGGCGGTCATGCGGGACATGGCACGGGTTTTCATTGTGGTAATCATCCTTTCATTTCTTTTTTCGGGAACGTCGGTTTTGCGTTCGATGGGAAATTCGGGCGCGGGTGCTTCCGGCTCTTTGAGAGCGTCGATCTCCGCCTGCAGAGATTCGATGGCGGTTTCGTGCTTCTGAAGCTCCGCTTCCTGCGCGTCGATGTCGGTTTTGAGGTCAGCGACTTCTTTTTCGAAATCCGCGACCTCGGAAAGAACCTTGTCGGTGGTTTCCTTGTCGGTGTCGCCGGTCATTTCGTTGACGGCGTCGGTGAGTGTGGCTTCGCGCTTTTTGAGGCCTTCGCGCTTTTCGTAGAGCGCTTTGAGGGCGTTTCTGATGTTGTCCGCCTCCGCGCGGTGGGCGCGGATTTCATAGGACTTGACGACCTGCGTCAGTGCCATGCGTTCTCAATCCTTTCTTTGAGTGTTTTTTTGAGGGCTTCTGCGGCTTTAGCCTTGACCGCCTCCGCGTCCTTATGCCTTGCGGCGAGCTCGGTCTTCGGATAAGCCGGGAAGGTTACCGAGGAAAATTCAAGCGGGTTTACGCGCGTGAGCGTGAAAAGAACGGATCCGTCCGAGCGCACCTCGGAAATTTCGTCGAAATCACAAAAGCCGAAGGACGCCTGCGATACGTCGCCGCGCAGGCAGCGCGCGTAATGATTCATGGCGTCGGTGTCGTTTTCGTTGATGATGACCGAGCCGAACACGCCTTTGTCGTCCACGCGCAGAGAGAATGTGTTCGCTGTCGTTCTTCCGAGAACGAGATGCGGGATATGATCAATCAGACAGCGGATGTCCTTTCCGTCAAGGTCGCTAAATGCGTTGCGGTCGATGGTTTCATATACGCCCGGTCCCATCTCATAGATGTCGCCGAAAACGACGAAGTATCCTTCGATGCGCTTGACGCCGTTTTCGTCTGCGGCGCGAAATTGGGTGTTAATCGTTCTGGTTCTGGTTTCCGTTTTCATCACCTCCGTTCAGTTTTTTCTGATCGCCGAGGCGATCCATTGGAATGTAGTTTTCAAGCGCGATGAGCTGGTTCATCTCCTCATCCGGGCTTTCGCCGATCCAGCCGCGCAGCTCGTTTCGCCTGAGTGCGTTTCTGTCGATGAGCTGTGTGCCGGCGGCGACGAGCTCGGAAAGCGAATAGTTCATGAGGGAGCGGACGGAGAATGTGAAGTAATAGTCCGGCGAGTACAAAAGAGACTTGGTGAGCGTCTGCGTGATGATCTCTGCGATCGGGCGGACGCGCGTCGATACGAAAACCTCATGCTCTTTCTGGTTGTAGGCGGCAAGACCGAGCGCGTGGAGCGGCACGCCCATGATCGCGGCGGCTGTCTTTTTGTCGAGCTCCAGCGTGTCTTTGATGGCAAGATCGGAAAGCGAGAGCGGCGCGATTTTTTCGACCTCGAAAGCTTCAGAGGGGATGAACCACGGCTCTCCGCTTTCGGATGAATCGAGGAACTGCTGTCGAAGCTTCTTTCTGCCTTCCTGAGACGCGAACTCCTCGGTGAGACCGTCGACCTTTACGATGATGGACGGCGCCGGGGACTTCTGAATGGATAGCTTGGTCTGCGTGGCTTGGCTGATGCCGCTGACGACGTCCGAAAGGCGCGCCGAGTAGCCTTTGCCGATGTAGGGTCGGTCGGGATCCGGATGGCGCACGAAGTTGATCATTTCGTCCGGTTTGTAGGATTTGCCGTTCCAGACGATGGCGTGGGCTTCGTGGTCTTTTGCATCGATGCGCACTTCGGACGGCGGCACGGGTGTGAGCTTTTCGATGTAGCCGTTTTTGTAGGTTGGGAAAACAAAGGCGTTTCCCTTGGTGAGCATGGTGCGCGTGATCGTTTCGACCCAAGTCGTGCGAACGAAATTCGGATGCGGATTGATGTCGATCTTACGCGAGAGCTCGTTTTTCACGCGGACATCTCCGTTTTCGGTGTTGCGCATGAGCTTTATAGTCATGGTGGAAATGAGGTCGCAGTAGACGTCTATGCAGGCTTGGATTTCCGGACACTCCATCACCGGTCGGTATCCTCCGCCGAGGATGGTTTCCCAGTCGTCAGCGCTTGAGAGCATGAAGCCCATCGAGACTGCGTTTTTGCTTGCGGGAGCGTCGCGCCCGTAGCGGGGCTTTTGGCGGTGTTTGGGTTTTGACATGTTGATACCTCCAATTATTTAAAGCCATTCTTCGGCTCGGGCTGATTTTTCGAGGTTTTCGAGCATACGTACACAGGCGAAAACGGCTGCGTCGAAGACGTCGATTCGGTGTTCCGGCTGGATTTTTTCGTACTGGATCATATCGTCCGTCTTTTCGATGGCGAGGACGTTCTGGATGCAGTACTCGAAAGGTTCTGCGGAAAGATAATAGAGCTTGTCGTTTTTTGCTTTGTTTTCGATGCGGCGGAAGCCCTCGGATTTCTTGTAAAAGTACTGCGGCTGATCGATGATGGAAAAGCCGGCGCGTTTCATGCCGATGAAGTATTCACGACAGAACTTGCGGTCGTGACCGATCTGGGCGATTTTGAAGCCTGCTTTTCGAAGATCTTTGAACCATGACACTGCCGCGTTGTGGTCGTTGGTGGGCGTATTGCACATGGTGAGCCAGCCGTCGTCCTGCCAGCCGAAAAGGGGGATGTTATCTTTGTCCGCCTTTTCTGCGGCGGCTACGATCGGGAACCAGCAGTGCGGAATGATGATGTCGATGTCGTTATACGTGCCGTAGAGCGCGGTCGCGGTAAGGTCGTGAAGCTTTGAAAGATCGGCGCCGCCGTACCACTTGACGGGAAGGGCGGAAAGGCGCTTGATTTTTTCTGCCGGCGGCAGGCGTGGATCGATGCCGAGCGCCGTTTCGCAGACCGCGTTTGAACGGCGGAAGGTATCGAGGTTGAAATATGCGCGCATGGCGGCGACGAAGATGTTTGCCTTTTTCGCGAGATACTCTTTTCTGATGCTCGGATCGTTGAGCGCCTGGACGGCTTCCGCCATTGCTTGCTCCGGGCGGATGGAAACGCCGTAATTCGGATTGGCTTTTTTCTGCTGGATTTCTGACGTGAAATCGACGTCGCCGTTTTCGTCCTTATCCATTGAGCACATAAATATAAAATACTGGTCGTCCGTCACTGTGCCGCGAAGGACGCGGCGGCAGTATTCAACGCGCGTGGCGCAGAAGCAAACAGGATTGTCGCCGGCGGTGGTGATGGCGAAGACAAATTTGTTGGAGTAGGCGAGAGTTGCGTCGGCAAGGATCTTGTATTGCTTGGCGGATTTGTAGGCGTGGACCTCGTCCGCAATGATGATGTTGGCATTAAAGGAGTCCTGCCCGTCGGGATTGGAAGCGAGGGCGTTTAACGAGATCGAGCCGTCCGGAAGAGTCTTCGCGAAGGAGTGCTCGTTATTGTTGTTTTTGATGATCCAGCCGTCGCGGCGGGCGGCTGCTTTGGATGCGTAGATGTGCTCTATGGTCTTTTCCCAGTTGTCGAAGGTCTCTTTCGCCTGTTTGAGCGTTGCTCCTACGACGTAGGTTTTCGCGCCGGAGCCGCTTTCGACGATTGAGAGCGCCCATGAGAGCGCGGCTACGAAGGCGGTTTTGCCGTTTTTTCTTGGGATGAAAATAAAGACCTCGTGGACGAGGTGAAGTGCTGTGTTTTTGTGATAGAAAATAAGTGTGCCGTAGATGATGAACTTTTGCCACGGCTCAAGGAGAAGCGGTTCGCCTGTAAGCGGTGAGCCGTCGACCCTCTGGCCTTGGCGGTGGACGCACATTGCGTGGATGAGGTCGATGACGATGTCCGCCTTCTGGGTGCGGACGTCGAGATCTTCACGGTCAAGGAAGCGCAGGAAGCGGATGCAGGCGAGGATCCTGTCGATGCCGGCGACGATGTGGCCGGTGGCGACGTCGCAGGCGTAGCGTATGACCTCCGCAGCATGACGACCGGAAGGAGGGTGGGCGGCGAGGACTTCGCCGCCCGGAGTGAGGATGGCACCCGCGATTGTCGGGTGACGCGAACAGAGGACGGAGGATTCCTCTGCTGTGAGGGGTACGCCCAAAGGTGAGTGTGTCAGCGTGACGCCGGATGTGGATGATTGTATCTGCGTCACGTGTCCATCACTTTTTTCATGATGGCTGTAAACGGGCTTTCTGCCGCCGGAGCAGACGCGGCGTCGCTTACGCGCTTATGCGCTGCCGGCGTGAGTGCGAGCTCGCGCTCGTAGGTCAGAGCCTGATCGTATAGCGCGTCGATCTGTGAGAGAAGCGGATTCTTGACAAGGTTGGTGGCTCCGCCCTTGTTGGTGTGCTCGATGAGCGGAGAGAAGGTCGGAGCGGTGATCTCGTCCTCGATTGCGGCGATGCGGACATAGATCTTGGCGAGACGTCGCGCGACCGTTGAAAACTCGTCGCGCCATACGCCGAGATTAATGCAGCGCGCGTGTATCTGCTGGTAATGCGCACGCTCTGTCATTGGCTTCTTGCTGCCGTGATTGATCATCCGCTTTCTCTCCTTTCTGCCGCCGTTCCCCCCCTTCCCTCTGCGCTGCTTCAGAGAGGGAAAAGGTTCTTTCCGACGGTCGGTTGGTTCTCATGGTTTAGGGTACGGGCCCCCGGGGGGGGCTGTTTTTTCATCTGTCCGCGCTCGCGTGTGTGTGCGCGAGGCTTCACCGTGCTCCGCTTGCGTTAATTGCTTGCGTGGCGTTTCTGTGGTCGTTTTCGTTCAAAAATTTCCGCGTTCTTCCGCAGACTTTTTGATTTTTAATAATATCGTCCGCCCTTTTCCGGGTGCTTTTTGTTGTGGCATTTGCCGCATAAAGCTTGACCATTGTCAATATCAAATTGCAGCTCCGGAAATTCATCGCGATGCTTGATATGATGTGCCGTCGTTGCTTCAACCGGCAGTCCGTGCGTATCTCTTCTGCCGTACCTCCGGCATTCTTCGCACATGTATCTCGCGCGTTTCAAAACTCCCGCGCGCCACTTGCGGTATTTCCCCGAGCTGTAGAAAGGGTCATTCGGCATTTTCGCTGTTCAACTCCTTTATATCACAATTTCTGCATTCTTGTTTTGAACGGAGTGAATAAGCTTCTCTGAGCACATCGATTCGCTTTATGCCCTTCTTCCGCGCGCGCTGCGTAATGTATTGCTTACAAAGACCCAGTGTCCTCTCCCACTCTGCTCCAGTCTTGGTCTCGCCGTTGATCGTGTACATATAGCCGCGCACAACCTTTGCCGGCTTGCGTTTCATAAGCAGTGCTTCTTCGAATGTGCAGCCATGTTTCACACGCATGTACATTGTTGTCTTTTTTCTCCCGATCTTCTCAATCCACTCGTGCCCGGTCATCGTCACGCCGTTAATCGTGTAGCTTGCATTGAAGTCAATGTGCGTCTTTTCTCGATCACCGAAAAGCTTCCGCCTCAGCTCTGCAACCAGCCTCTGCCGCTCCGCGCATCCTTCCTCTCCGAAACAATCGGGATACGTGCAATTCAAACACAGCTCCCGCACCTCCGGCAGATTGTCCATCGGGTCTCCGTACATCTCCTACCTCCTTTTCCGCATCCGCGCGTATATGTAAGCGCCCGGCACAAAATCCGAAAACCGCACTGCCGCATCTTCCTGCAGCTGATACTCCGGATAGATCTTTTCCAAGATCTCGCGACCGAACTGCATTACGTCCATTGCCATTGCCGCCGCTCTCCGCTTGGAGATCTTCCTGTCGCTCACGGTGATTGTCGGCTCTTTCAAGTTCCTCGAGTGTGCCCAGCGTCTCGAAAACTTGTTACTCTTTGTGATGTATCTCGATAGCGCCTGCAATCCGTTGTGGCTCACATTCAGCCGATCTGCGTTCACATACCCTTTCCGCCATAGACTCTCAACGACTTCCCGCGTAAGCCCCGGCGCGCTGATCACCGCGTGAATGTGATACTTCGTCGGCGTTGGATTCGGGTCGTCCGGCGCAGGCTCCTTTCCGCTTTCGATCACGTAAAGGTATTTAAGCTCTTCTCCTTCCGTACCGCTCCGCGCCATTTCCCGCTTGAGCCGCCGAAGATAATTCTTGATTTCTTTTCTCGCCTCATGCTCCGTGAGCGGCATTCCGCTCTTCATCATCCGCGAGATATATTCGTTCTTGTTCTCATGCCCTGCGTGAAATGCCCCGTAATCAAACGTAAAATGAACCGCATAATCTCCCGCACCGAAGTTCGTCTCAATCAGCCGGCACACTCTCTTCCGTGCATTGTTCAGATTTAGTCTCTGTTGCGCCGCCGAGCTTTTTCGCCTTTCCCGTTCTCTCTTTGCCTCCGCCGTGATCCTGATCAGCGGAAAAGCCTCAACCTCCAGCGTATCTCCGCTCCTGATCGTCTTCGTTCTGATCGCTCCGACCTCTTTCTCATTGAACTCGCCTTTTGGCAAATCATATAAAATCTCATATCTCGCCGCATCCGTAAGCTTCAAAGCTGCGCCCTCCCCGTCTTGGTTCTTTTGTTAATACGCTATACAAGCTCCCGAAAGGGCCTCCGCATAGCCCATATATAAAGGTAAATCAATCAGATCTCCAGTATTTCCAATCCCCATATATCGAACATTTGTTTCTTTTTAATCCTGTACACCTTGTCTTTCGATGTCGCCTCGCTCTTCGCGTCGATCACCTGAAAAACTCCGTTTTTGTCAACCGTGCAAAAATCCGCCTTATAAATCACGCCTCCCGGCAGATCAAAAGGCACTTGCCGCATGATCACTTTCACTTCGCCTGCAGCTCTCAAAAAGCAAAGCTGCCGATATACTTCCGCCTCATGCTTACTGTCGAACTTCTTCCCGTCAAGCTCCACGCGCTCGTTCCCGTATTTCGTTTTCCTCTTCTTTTTTTCGGCTGTAAAAGGCGCGGAAGGTTTTTCCCTGCCTCCGCGCCTCCTCATAAACTCCCGATACTCTTCTTCCGTCATTCGTAAAGCCATCATTCTTTCTCCTCAAACATCCCCACCTGTTCCGCCTCCGGCTCTTCCTTCTTCTCTCCTGCAGGCGCCGGCATCACCGCTTCGCGCGTGATCTCTTCAAGGCTTTCTTTCATCTTCTCCGCAGGACCTCCGACAATAGGCATAATCATTGCCGCCGCGAAAAAATCCGTGTACACCGCAACCATCATTCCTCCGTCTGATCTGCGCAGATAAAACTCGCAGCAATCCTCACCCTTGACGGGTTTTAAGTATTTTACAGGAATAAACAGGATCCCGTCCCGGCTCAGAAGCGCCCGGAAAAGTTCTCCGCCGTACCATACCGCGCCCAGATCTTCCAAAAGTTCTTCAATCTCGCTGACGCCGCATCTTTCCCAGAATCGTACATCCTTGATCACGCTCTGCGTCACAAAAGGCTTTTTCTTTTCCTCCGCATCCGCAAGGTCGAAAAGGTGCAGAACGTTTTCTGCATTTACATCGATCTCCGCGTCCGCAACGTATGCGGCAAACCCGTTCGATATCCACACATCTCCCGTTCTCGGGTTCTGCATAAGCGCAACGCGCTTGTTCTCCATGCATATCTTCTTAATCGCATTAATGTTCATCGCGCTTTATTTCCTCCATATATTTCCCGGGTACAAGCATCCAAAGAAAAATCCCCTGATCCAGATTCTTATATTCAGTCGTTCTGTAAAACCCCAAAAACTTCCACTTTCTAAGACACTCCATGCAGAATCCTACATCGATATGCTCATACAAGATGTCGATCACATCTCGCACCGTGAGTTTCCCTCTCAAAAGATCGCGCACGTTGTAAAATGTCTTCAAAAGCCTGATTTCTTTTGCATCCTTCGGCACCTTTTTAGCAAGCAGTCTTTCCTTTTCTTCTTTTGCCGTTCCCTCCGCGTGCGTTACAGCTCTGTCCGTCGCCCTGAACGGCTCGCCGAAAATCTCCCGGATCTGCGCGTACATATCTTCCGGAATGATCACGCGACCGGTCTCCCACTTGCTGACCGCGCCTGTACTCAATCCAAGCTTGTCCGCAAGCTCTTTCTGCGTGAGCCTCATTTCTTTTCTAAGCTCTGAAAGACTTTTTACTCCGTCGGCGACCTTCTTGCCATCTTCCTCCGGCTCGATCACGCCGCCCAGAATGTCCTCAATGATCCTGATGTTCCTTTTCCTTGGAACAACCTCTCCGGCTTCCCATCTCTGCACGATCCTGCGGCTCACGCCCATCTGTAATGCAAGCTCCTCCTGCGCGATCTGCTTGCTTTTTCGTAGCCGCGCAATGTTGCTGCCTATTTCGTTCATTCCCAACACTCTCCACGGCACAATCACTCCGGTCGAAGTGAGCATAAAGCTTATGCATCCGCTCTACTCCGTCATGTATCGCACCCATGATCTCCCGTTCCTTCTCTCGGTTCTCCGCCTTCCTCCGCATCTTTTCCCGAAACTCCACATATTCTTCTTTTTCGCACGTGTCTTGGCACGCTCTGTGTCGCGTCCGGCATTCAATGCAGCATTTCGGCATCAGCCGTCCTCCTTTTTGCACAATTGTTTCGAAATCCCTTTCATAACATGCATCATGTTCGGTAGCGCCATTCCGTTACCCCACATCTTGTAGCTCGCGGAATCCGAATATGGATTTTTGAGCCATTTGATGATCTGATTATCGGTCTTCGGTTTGCCGTTCGGGTTATTGATTTTGCGGTGTGTTTCGAATGCATCGCGCCAGAACGCAACATCCTCTTCACTTGGATTTTCAATTGCAAGTCCGCTTTCCCACCAATCGGGGAAGCCTTGCAAGCGACAGCATTCGAGCGGAGTTAATCGACGGACAATGTAGTTTGTTGCCGATTTGCCGTTGTTTTCCAATATAATCTGTTGGTCGTGCATGCAGTTAAGTGCTCCGACCAATGGGCTGATTCTTGCCTGATCCACTTGACCATTTCCAACACATATTGCCGTATAATCCGTTACGCGGTTATTGTGGTCACCTGTAAGCGTTGGCTCGATTTTCGCGTCCCCATTACCTCTTGCATCATACACGCAAAGCATTTCGGACTCTCCACCGCAAGCGCCGCCATTAGATTTTAATGTGGTCGTACCCTCTTGGTATTTCTCAAAGTCTGAATTTGCGTAAATCAAGTACTTTCTGCTATCCGTATCTAACGTAGGAGCAGCGTCGCCCGGTTTAGGGTTGGACTTGTTTTCTTTGCTGGTTATACTAACGCCTGAATAGATAATAGGGTTAATGCAATTGTATGAGAATCCGCCGTTCGGTTTTGCCTGAAGTGTACCGCTGATTTCGGTGTTCATCACGCCGTTTCGGCAGTCTGCGGTATAGCATACTGCCGGGCGGTCGATTGTGTTCAGCGTGTAACTTTCATTCTCGCGCCATCCTGCACCGTTGCATCCGGCAGTATCCGCCCTGTCAATGCCGTTGCCTTGTAAGCAATAGCATACTCTTTCAGGGCTTTTCTCAGCAGCTCCGGTAGAACCTTTCCGCGTCTCTCCGCCCTGTTCAGGATTCCCTGGCATGCCGTCGCGCTCAAAAAGTATTTCTCCGGCGCGTTCGGAATCAAGATCTGCGACAAGGTAGATTCGACGACGGCGTTGGGGTACTCCCCAGTATTGCGCATCGACTGTTCGCCACGCGATGCTCCAGCCGTTGCCGACCATTTCACCGGCGTATTGCCAAACAAGTCGATCTGCCTTTCTTTCAGGTTCAGGAACATGTACGTTGGCTTCGGCAATCTCCGCGAAACTTTGGAGCACGGAGAGGAAGTCGTATCCGTTATTGCTTGAGAATGCGCCGGGAACGTTTTTCCAGATGATGTATCGCGGGTATTTGCCATTGGTTGCCTCCCTCATTTCTTTAATAATACGGGTCATTTCAAAAAACAGATGCGAACGTGTGCCGCCTTCAAGCCCGACCTGTCTTCCTGCTACTGAAAGGTCCTGACAGGGCGAACCGCCACAGATGATGTCAACAGGCACAACCTCGTTTCCTTTGATTTCAGTGATGCTTCCGAGGTGTTGCATATTCGGGAAACGCGTTTTTGTCACAAGGATCGGATACGGTTCAACTTCGCTTGCCCATACCGGTATGATGCCGTTCATTGCCGCCGCAAGAGGTGCAGTTCCGGAACCATCAAAGAGACTTCCAAGTGTAGCCCTCATGCTTTTCTTCCCGCCTTCCCGGCATGCGCGCCGCGAACTATCCCGCGCCGCACCTCATGCGCCTTCCAGCCGTCGTTAAGACCCTGCTGATATCTTTTGTACGCAATATCACTGAAATGACCGGCAACAACAACGCCGACCGATACCAGCACCAGCGCAATTACCGCGCCTGCAATCAGTAATCCCAAAACCGCCCACGGCCCGATCATACTCTCGCCACCGCCTTCAAAAACATGTAAAACGTAGTCCAGAAAACGATCACGCAGCTCAGCGGCGCCAGTATTTTTTCCCCTTTGAAAAGCGCGTCCGCCAGCCGCACAACCAGATACAGCCCCGCCGCCATCACCAAAAGAAAACCAACGGTCGAAGCCCAGCCGCTCAGAAATTCAATAACCTCTCTTTTCATCTTCAAACCCTCCGATACTTACTTAATCAAACTCGCTTTTGATCTTCTCGCCCTGCGCGTTCCATATAATCACATCGCCGTTATGCTCGAGCCGTTCAAACTCACCCGGGATCTTATCTTTAGGGCTCTCGATGCTCTTGCTTAAAAGCATAACCTCTCCGATGCTCTTTCTGATGCCAAAGCACTGTTCTGCGAGCTCGTAAAAACGTTCTTTCCACTCGTTGTATGGCGTGTAAAGCTTGGCGCGCCCGTATTCGTAATCGATTCTGAAAAGCATAAAGCCCCTCCTCAAATAACCCTCTTCGATTTGAAATCCTCCGCGTACTCCTCGCGGATCCACGCGGCATCCTCCATCTCGCCTTCCGTCGGCTTGATCTCCGGCCACACCCTCCACGTGGTGCCGTAAGTCAAAAGCGCAATATCGCTGCCGTCGGTAAAAGCGAGCGCATCACCGAAATACCCGTTTTTCTTGATCCGCGTCGGGATCTTCGGTTCCGGCTTGTCTCCGTATACATATTCAACCCACGCAACTTCCGGCAGCTCTTTCACAAGCTCCGAAAGCCTGAGCGGCATTTTCTCAGAACGGCAGTTCATCATCATCGACCTCCGTCATTACGTCCGGCGTGTCCGGAAGCGGCGCGTTTTCTCTGCTTTCTGCTCTCTCGCAGAACTCCTGCCTGTCTGCGATAACCTCTGTCACATACCGTTTGGATCCGTCCTGCGTGTCATAGCTCCGGCTCTGAAGGCTGCCGGTGACGGCGATCTTCACGCCCTTCTTTATAAATCGGTTCGCAAACTCTGCATTGTGCCGCCACGCGATCACGCTCACAAAGTCCGCCGCTTTCTTCCCGTCGGGGCCCGCGAAGTCTCTCTGCACGGCAAGCCTGTACTGCGCTACCGGCGTTCCGTTCTGCGTAACCTTTACTTCCGGATCCGCCACCGGACGCCCGATCAGAATCACAAGATTCATGCCTTCTTCCCTCCGTGCCGGTAGCTGCGGCTCTTATTGTATTCATGCTTTTCAAGCATCAGCTTCTCGGCGTCAATACCGCGCGCCTTCGCATAGTTGAAAACCAGCGCAAGGCACATGCAAAGATAGAATCTTCTCACCGTCGGCATCCTGCCGTTATCAAGCGCGTACCCGGTCAGCACATTGAGCTCGCAGATCAGTTTTGGAACATGCGCAAAGTCCGCGCTTCTCATAAGTACGTCCGCTCCCACGCTCTCGCGGATCGCATCAATGCTCCGATTTAGATCAAGCGACCATACGGCGTTTTTCCCCGCCTGCCATCCGATATAGTCCAGAATCCGGATCGCGCCGTCGATCAGCTCGGCGGCGATTCCTTCGGGCTTTGCGCATCGGTCCGAACAATGCTCGGGCTTTCCGCCGACTTTTCGCCAATAGCACTCCGCCTGTTCTTCGCACACAGCCTCCGCGCCCATCGCCTGATCACTGCAGAAACGGTAAACGTCCGGCTTCCCTGCCTTGTACTCTTCAAACGCCTCCGCCCACTCGCCCATGATGTTGGCAAAGATCACGCTGTCCTCCGGCTCAGGATCATACCATCCGTGCTCCACCGCGTTTCGGTGTGCAAGGTCTGCAAACACATTCAGATTCATTCTTTCTTCATCTCCTTCGCATGTTCTCCGGCAGCGCATCCGCCGTTCTGTAAGCCGAATATTCCTCATTTGCCTCCGCGTAGATCAAGTTTCCCTCCATAAACTTGATGAACGGAATCCGCGGAATCCTCACCGTGTCGCAAGCCACGATCACGGGAAAACCCAGCGCGTTCTTGCTCTTGCGCGCCTGCGCCATGATTCTTTCCGCTGAGATACCCAGCGCCTCCGCTACTTGATATACCGGCAGCACCGTGTCTGTGCTCTGCTTAATCTGATCAAAGGTCATTTATAAGCCCTCCTCCGCATGTCTACATTACGTGGACTACCACGTAAAAAAAATCTCCTGAACCGAACTGTTGAAAAAGCTTGCAAGCTTAATCTTTACATCGTCCGAAGGGATCCGCGCTCCGGTCTCATACATCGAAATTGCCTGCGCGGTTACGCCGCAGTTTATTGCAACTTCTTCCCGGCTTTTTTCGCCTCTCAGTTCCCTGAGCTTCTGAGCGATTTTGACTTTGTCCATATTTTTTCTCCTTTCGTGTCCACGCTTTGTATTACTCATGCATTATACATCACGTGTACTTCTGTGTCAACAGTTTGTTTCATGTTTTTTATTACAATCCGTTGACTTTTGTGTTTATCTGTGGTAACATATCGTGTATACGAGGTGATTATATGGCGAACATTGGTCAGCTTCTTCGACAGATCCGCATCGAACGAGGCATCACGCAAGACGAACTCGCAGCGCGTATGGGCTGCATAAAACAAACCATCAGTAATTATGAGAGAAATTTGAGAACTCCCGCTTATGAAACGCTTGAGGCTCTTGCCGATGTTCTCAATGTCCCCATGTCGTTTTTCTTATCCACAGAAGAACAACAGGAGGCTTTGCAGAAGATTTATGCCACTTACGGAACCGCACTGCCCTTGAGCGAAAAAGCGCTTGACCTTGCAAGGCTATACGATTCTTTGAACGATGAAGTCCGCGCCGTATTTGATGCTCTTTCTGCGTTTGTGCGCAATCAACGCAATAGATAAAAGGAGTGATATTATGAAAAAGCTTGTATCCCTGCTTCTTGTTTTCTTTCTTTTCCAAGCTTGCGCTTCTGCTGTGCTGCCGGATCTTTCCGGGCTTACCTACGATGAACTTGTTCAACTAAAGTCTATGATCAATCTTGAAATCTGGCAGCGTGAAGAATGGCAGGAGGTCACCGTGCCGCAGGGCGTATGGATTGTCGGCGAGGATATACCGGCAGGTACATGGACTGTAAAATGTGCAGAATACGTCGGCTTCAGTTCAATCGAATGGGGCGATCGCTTGGGCGACAACGGGCATTCCATAAGTTGGTTCGGCAAATACAGAGACGATGAAGATCTTGTCGGCAACCTATATAAAACCGAATATCCTTCCTTTCCTTTAACATATACATTCACAGCCCGAGACGGTGACTATGTTGTCATTTCGCTTGGAGATATGATATTCATGCCTTTCCACGGCAAGCCTGATCTTGGCTTTAAATAATTGAAGGAGCCTGAAATTATGAGCCTGCCCTCTGCTTTTCCCATGAATCTCGGGAATGCTCTTTTGTTTCATGCATGCTCCGGTGCGACTTTCGAACTTCTTCCCGGTGTGCCTTTGGATGTTCTTCATGGTAAGGAGGTCACCTTTCAACGCGGAAGTTCAATCAATGTTTATTGTTCTTCCGTCCTGATCGGCGCCCTCCCCGCGTCCAAGCTCGCCGGCATGATCGCTACTTGGCTTTATAACGATCGACCTTATAAAGCTGTAATCACTCAATGTAGCTCCTTTTCTTGCTCTTTTGATATCGCGTTTTACCGCGAACCCAAGTCCTAACCATCCATACCCACCACCGGCAGATCCTCGCACACATCCTGCACCTTCACGCTTTTTGCGCCGATCTCCGCGCCGACATTGATGTAAATCATCTTCTGATTTTCGCAAATAAACCGTCTGATCGTCGGATACTGCGGAAGATCCACATACTGCCTGTCAAAGTTCCTGTACTTTTTTGTCCCCTGTTTCTTCATGTTTTGTCCTCCTTTATTTTTTCAGCCTACAATGTAGGCAATTTTTGCGCTGTTTTTTTATTATTTCAAAATATTTAGCCGTTTTTCTGCTGACACGTATTGCATTTAGCATATTTTCTGCTATAATGAAAGAAAAAAAAGGAGTGATCGCCATGTCAGCAGAATCGCAAAAGCTTACCAAGAAGGAACGACGCGCCGCGGATTGCGCTGCGCTCGGGAAACGACTTGCTCGCCTCCGAATTGAAGCAGGATATTCCACGCAGGTTGACCTCGCCGCTATGATTCCCGGCGTTGACCGTAACAAGATATCGAACTGGGAGCTCGGATATAACGCACCTGACATTTTCCTCGTGCCGTCCATCTGTCGCGCTCTGAACTGCACATACGCTCAGTTCTTCGGTGAATCAATCTTTTATAGCGAGCACGATCTTGAACTCATTTCAAAGATTTCAACGATGACGACCGAAGAACGCGCATCCTGTTTGAACTACATCGATTATGTAATCCATCAGCGCAGCAACGATCCGACGGCTAAAAAATAGCACTTTCCCGGCACTTTCGCAACGGTTTTTGAATAACCGTAAGGCTCTTCCGATGGCTTTTTCCATCAAAAAAGGGTATTTGAATAACCTTGATTCAGTTGATTGAATGACCGAACCGATATTTGAATAACCGCGCACAGTTATTCAACGATACTTTCCGACCAAAAAATCGCGTTTCGCGGCTTTTTCGGTACCTTTTTCGATTCAGACATTTATTCATCCGAAAGGCGGTCAAAAATATGGAAGAACACCTCGAAATCAGTCTCGAAGCCATTGATATTTCTCAATTTCGCCTCCGTTCCGAAGCAATCCGCCCGGCTTTTGAGTTCAAAAAGAAGCACGACCCGGCTTTCTCCAATATGACCGGCGCAAGCTTTGCCGCAAAAGTTGGAATCGGTGAAAGCACTTGGAAAAAGCTTTATGCCGGCACTGCTACCGACGCCATGTGCTCGACTGCCTGGGCGATCGCAAAGCCGCTCGGTCTGGATCCTGCCGTACTTTTCGGACTTGCGCCGTCGCGCGATTACGAACGAGAAAAGCACGAATATAACCCGACTTTGATGGACAACATGCGCCGTCAGATCGCCGCCGACGCAGAGCGCATCCAGAATAAGATCGAACGCATCGCCGACCTCGAATCTCAGATTGCCGCTTCTGCAAGCGAGCAGGCCCGCCTCCGCAAGCTCTATCTTTCAAAAGCCGAGGAATGCTCAAGACTTCAGGAACGATCCGCCTCCCTCGAAAATATGCTCAGTACGCGTGATCAGAGCATTGTAAAGCACGACGAAGTCCGCGCTTCCAATATCACCACTATCAATCATCTCGTCAAGCAGAACCGGCGCGGCCGCTTCCTGATCTTCTTTCTCACCCTTTCCACCGTGATCCTCGCCGCGCTCATGATTTATTTCCTATGGGAACTTAAAAATCCCAACGCCGGAAATTTCCGTTTTAACTGACCACGAAAGGAGCCGCCGCCATGTCCGAAAAAGAGAAAAAGCCTTATCGCCGCAACCGCGGCAACGGTCAAGGCACAGCCTATAAGCGCGGCCGCACATGGACGGCATCCTATACCTACGCATGGGAGGACGGAAAGCCGCAGAAGTACACCAAAGGCGGTTTCAAAACAAAAACCGAAGCTCTCGCATATATCCCTGTCATGATCGAGGAACAAAGCGGAAAAAAGACAAAAAATAAGCCGCTTTCTTTTAAGCAGCTTTACGACGACTTCATTCCGTACTACACACCACGAATTTCCGAAACAACACTCAAAACCATGAAAAGCGCCGCCAACTGGTTTTCAGACATATTCCCCGTGCTGATCACGGAGCTCACGATCGACGATCTTCAAGACTGCCTTGATACCTGTCCGCGCGGCAAGAGTACGCGCGAAAATATGAAGTATCTCGCAACTCAAATGTATAAGTACGCAGAAGCGCGCCTAATGGTTCAGAAAAATATAGCCTCCTTCCTCTACTGCGACGGAGCGGAAGGCACGCGCCCGGCATTCACCGCCCACGAGCTTGAAAAGATAGAAAAAGCCGTCGGCATCGAGTACGGCGCTGACTTTGTCTATTGCCTTATCTACACCGGCTTCCGCCCGAACGAAATGCTGAACCTCACGAAGTTCAGTTTCAATTCAGAGACAAACATTCTCACCGGCGGCTTCAAAACCGACGCCGGAACGAATCGACCCGTTCCGGTTTCCCCAAAAATCCTCCCCATCATCAAGCGCCTCTACACCGCCGCCGATCCGTGGCTCTTCACGGATAAAAACGGCGTAAAGCTCAACGACGCCACCTTCCGCCATAACATCTTCTATCCGCTTCTCGCCCGTCTCGGCATCCAGCCGCTTCCCGATCAGGACCACCCTGCGCGTCTCGTTCCCTACTCCTGCCGCCACACCTTCGCCAACTTCCTCAAAAACGCCGCAGGCCCCGACAAAGACAAAGCCGCCCTCATGGGTCACACCGATATCGGTATGACAAAACGCTACCAGTCCGCTGACCTCGACACCCTCCGCGCAATCATCGATTCTTTTTGATCCAAAATCCTACCGACAACGTACCGACAACATCAGCCGTTTTTATTTTTCTCTTCCTATTATAGCAATTCACATCTATGGTTCGGGACCAAAAGGTCGCAGGTTCAAATCCTGTCACCTCGATAAAAATGCACGAAATATAAAACGTATTTCGTGCATTTTTTGTGCATTTTGTCATTTTTCAAGCGTGATGAAATGCCTCGTTTTTTGCTACCGACAACACTACCGACAACACTACCGACAACATTATTACTTGTGCGATGAAAGGATCTGAAGAACGCGCCAAAAGGCGCGTTCTTTTACTTCTTCGGAATCATTTCCATGTATTTGGCGACTTTTCCGGGACCTGCATCGTCGTCGTGTATGAAGTCACGGGCGAGGCGGGCGTAGTATTCCGGTTTATCTATGCCCATTTCTTTCGCTGTTTTGTTGAAATCTGCATACATCGCGTTCATGGCTACGAAGTATTCCCATTTTTCGCAGTCCGGGCATAAGACCGCTCTGTGCTGCTCTGTTACTTCCGGTTTGTAATGTTCGCCGGTTGTCATGTGATCCACCCATTTGCGCGCCTTGTGCTCTGTGATCGGCTCATGAGTGTCTCGGTCGGATGAGCGATACTCTGCGGGCTTATTTATCGCGCCCGGCGCGTAGATTGAGCCGTGGGCATAGATGTCTCCGTAGGCATTGCCGCCGCGCATGTCGGGCGAAATCGGATAGACCGGAATTCTCATTTCGGGCGGATACCCGTATCCGTTTGCAGGCGGCATGTGACCTGCGTAGTCGTTGCGCGGATAAGAGCGGTCTGTGCTGTCGGCACGCATTCGCTCGCGGCGCGGATCGCGTTCGTAGCCAATCATGCGGCGGCCGTCGTTTGCGGCGTATTCGCTCGGCTCATTCCTGCCGGCTCTCTGCATGAGCATGGCTCTGATTGCCGGTTTGACTGACATATTATATTCACCTCCTTTAAGCGTCTGCTGTGCCGTCTACGCTTGTGACTGCGTTTGCGGGCGCACACCAGAGCCAGTCGAGAACCTTGAACGCTCCTGTGCCGTTTGACACAACCTTGACCGGATAGCTGTATCCGCTCCTGAGACTTGCGGCGGTGACCTGACCTCCGCTCTTCGACAAAAGCGGGTATGTTTCTGTGCCGGCACCGATCGTGATCACGACAGGTGCGTTTATTGTGGTTTCTTCCGGAATCGGGTCCGTGAGCCTTAAAAAGTAGACTCCGCCCGTGTTGTATGTTTTCTGCGGGATGTTGATTGTGAGCGTCTCTGCCGCAAATGTGATCGCAGTTGCCGCCACGCTTCTCGGATCGATTCGCAGGATTTTGAAGCAGTTCATTCAATCACTCCTTTCAAGTGAGGGCGGCTTTCGCCGCCCCGCTCATTTTTTCTGATATTACTGCGTATAACCGTTTGCGCAGCCGCAGGATCCGTTATATCCGACGCCTACGGGGTTTCCGTAGCAGCAGTTAGGGTTCGGCACGACATACGCGGGAACCGGGCAGTCACGGCCGAGACGGCGGATGAGCTCTGCCGTCTGCGCCTCCTGATTCGCCGTGATAAACGCGTTCTGCACCGACTGCGATGCGGCGAATTTGAGAGACTGGTTTTCGGCTGTGAGCGTAGCGATCTTGTCCTGCGTGAGGAAGTCGAGGATCGCGCGCGTACCGGCGTTCTGCACATCGATGATGTCGCGGGTGTTGCTGCATATCGTATTCTGGAGTGCATTCGTCTGCGTCAAGATGTTGAAGTTCACGCTGTCGATCGCTCTCTGGGTCGCGCAGCAGCAATCTGAGATCTGGTGACCGATGGTGTTCAGGCCGTTCTGGACGCTGTAAAAACCGTCACACAGGCCGCGCTCGATGCCGCGAATGCCGTTCTGCAAATCGTTGAACTGGAAGCCGGAGTTGATATCAGCACGGGTAGCGATGCCCTGAAGACCTGCACCGCCGCCTCCGAAGCCGCCCCAACCACCGAGACCGCCGCCGAAGAGACTGGCCACGACAATCAGGCCGAGCAGGCCGCCCCAACCACCGCCGCCGAAAAGGTCACCATTGTTGTTGTTTTCACTCTGACCCATAAGATATCCGGAGAGAAGATCGTTTTCCATGTAAAAACCTCCTGTTATTTATTTATCGAAGCGGCGGGCCCTGCCGCCTTGATAGCTTATTTATCCGGCGCTTTTACGCCGAGCTCGCGAAGAAATGTATCGAGGTTTATCCCTCGCTGGTTCGCGATGGAATAGGCCATTTCGCGGATCTGATCCGGCGTTTTCCCGTTGACAGCGTTCATTGCTTGCCGGATCGCAGGATGCTGCTGCGCCATCTGCATGAGCATTTGGCTCGGATTTGCGCTTTTTATAAGCGCCTGCATGATTTGCCGAGGATCAAACATTCAGATCCACATCCTTTCTTTCCGTAGATTTTATCGCTGCAAGCTGTTTTTCGATCTGCGCCCGATATGCGCTGAATGCTTCCAGTGTTACATATGCCGGCGTTTGCTTTGTTTCCGGCGCGCTCTGCGTTTCCTCCGGGAATGTTCGCAACTCCGCCGCGCCTGTGACTGGGTCTATGGCTTTTACGTAGACCACGCTGTGTGCGCGGTCGTAGAATACGTAAGGAAGACCCGGAAAAACGTTTGAGACCACGACTTCTTCCCTGCTGGATACGAAACGCGCAGGAATCGTGCCGTCTTGCTGGTAAGGCTGCGGCGATGGTGCAAAAGTCTGCGGCTGTGCGTATACCGGCTGCTGATACGCCGGCTGGAAATTCCCTTGGAATCTGTAAGGCTGCTGGAATGAGGACTGATAAGTGTTCATGCTGCCACCTCCATAAAAAAATAAGCACGTAACGCTTGATTACGTGCTTATTTTATGTGTTATAGGATTTTCGCGGGGAATATTAGGGGACATGTGCGGGACAAATGGTGCGAATCCGGGAAAGTTCCGGCAGAATGATCCTGTGCAATCTTTTGCCGACTGCAGATCTTGAAAGAGAAATATCTTCTACGACCCCTATGTCCACAAGTTCCATCTGATGAATGATTCGCATTCTTGCGATTTTTCGATCCGTTTCGTTCAGACATGCGCGTTCGATCAGGTTTTCGACGCCTTTTGCGTCGAGATCCGAAAAGTATGCTTTTGTTGCGCTGCACTCCCCCTTTCCGCCGCTTAGATTTCGGCGTCTTCGTCTTCTTCGGGTTCGGATTTTTCTTTTTCTTCTCCCGGCTCTGATTGCTTATGCAGCATGTCAATTGCTTTTGTGATGATCTTCGGGATGGGCACGCCCATGAGACCGGCGTTTTCAACAATCGATATGAGCTCATTGGCGATAAAAGCAATGCAGACGCCGTCTTTGATGTAATTGCCGCCGAAGATCATGTCGAGGCGGTGGCTGATCAGGACGAGGACGAGGATCAGGCCTTTTCTGCAGAGACCTTTAAATCCTGCGCGTGATTCGAGCGCGCCCGTTTCGCTCTTGGGCGACGCATGAAATACTCCGGCAACTATGAAGCCGGTGAGGTAATCAACGCCCATGAAGATCACAAGTGTCGTGAGCGCTGCCGTCCAGCCGCCGAAGGCTGCGGCGACTGCGGAGCCGACAGCTCCGCACACGGTAAGAATCCAGTTTTTCATTGTCCATTCTCCTTTATTGCATTTTTGCTGATGTAAAGAATTTGACCGTTTTTAAGGATCGGCTGCCATGTGCCTATGTCGATGGGCGTGAGCTTGTCGCCGCCTTTAACGACCTCCGCAGTCGGATAACCCGTGCCGGGTCCGGTTCTTATGTTCCACGTCCCGCCCTTGACCGTGAGCGCATTCGATTCCGGCGGCGTGATCTTTGGTACGGCGAGAAGCGCGGAAAGCTTTTCCCGGGTTTTCGCATCGTAGACGCCGGTCTCGGAAAGATCGTGATCGTGCTGGAAGGCTTTCAGGGCTTTTTCTGTGGCTTCGCCGAAGTCGCCATCCGCTCCGTAGGCGCCGAGAGAATAGCCGAGCTCGATCATATCCTTCTGCATCTGCTTGACCGCTTCGGAATCCATCATTCCGCGCGATAATACGATCTCCGCTGCGTCGTTTCCGTAATCGAAGTATTTGGTCATGAGGCCCCAGAATGCAGGAGAGCGGCTCAGAAGGCGCGTGCGTACGACACCGTAGAGAACGCCGCGCGCCTCGATCATAAACCAGTCGCCTTCTGGCTTCTCGGGATCCACGGGTGCATCGAGAAATGCGACGTGCACGATGGTATCGGCCGTTTTTCCCCAGAATACCGCCGCTCCCGGCACTCGCATTCCCTTAGGAATCATACCCGTGCCTTTTGGATCGCACCACGAGGAGTAGTTGTATCTGGCTTTTGTGTTTACATCTTTTCCGGTAAAATCTTTGTAGATTCCTTCCGGAAGACCTTGGCAGTCCCACACGCGAGCGGCGTTTTCGCGCCAGTAAAGCGCTTTGGCTTTCTGATCTTTTTTTGCGTTGTACTGCGTAAACCAATATGAATCCGTCGCCCATTTCTTCGGTTCCTGCCCGGTTGCACCCATGATATAGCCGTCTTTCCGCTGATATGCTGCGCGCAGCTCCGAAAGGAAAGAGGATATCGGTACTTTTATACTCATACTTTCCTCCTCTCTCAGTCTGTCAGAAAGTCCAGACAGATAAAAAGCTGCGGAGAAGTCGTGATCTTTTCGGTATATAGATTATATACGATGATTGATCCGTTGGTGTACACCTGTATCGCCGCATGCCCTGTTCCCACGTTGATCGGTACGCGGACCGTATAAGACGGGTGGAATCCTTCAGGAAGAGTGTAAATCGTTCTTGTAGCAGAAGTCCCAAGCTCGCTTGTGAGCTTGAAGGAGCCCGCTATATTGACTCTGTTCCCGATTTTTCTGTACTTCGGAGTCTCTTGCGCTATGGCGTTCACCAGCTGCATTGTTACCCATCCGCTGTCTTCCACGACATCCATGCGTCCGAGTACTTCATCGACCAGCTCGTCTTTTTCATCGGTCGTGAAATAGTCCGTGCCTTTAACGGGCGTGTATCCGTTGTCTCCCTGGTCGCCTTTATCGCCTTTGTCGCCTTTCGGGCCGATTCCTACGGACGGAAATCCGCTGTCCGTGTATTCCCCTTTTTCAAAGTCGAAAAGAAACCAGTTGCCGTTTTCGCCGATGATCGGGGGATTGATGGCGGTTTTTGCCGCATTTTCCGCTCGATCTGCCGCCGATAAGATTTTATCGACATAGCCTTTCAGCGCTTCCGGCGGCTCCTCCTGCGTGAACGCGGGAAGAACCGCATTTATCGTGAAGCTTTGCGGCGCGCTGAGCTTCTTTTCTCCGTTTTCGCCCTGCGCCGAGATCTGGAAAAAGCCTTTTCCGGCTTTCCCCGTGTCGCTTGCCGTGATGGTCCAGAGAAGCTTGTCGCCGTCTGTTTCCGTGACAGCCGGATAAGATGCTCCGTCCGGGTTTTTCACGATCACCGAATAGTTTTCAAGATACGGAAAAGCCGTTCGCCATTCGGATATGTCGATCTCGACAAGCTTTACAAGGTTCTCCGTCACTCGTCCGATGGATATAGCGGTCGGATTTGTCACCCGCATTTTGACCGTTTCCACATTATTCCTCCTTTACAAGCGTGATCTGAACGGTTCTGCCTTTTTCCGTCTTTTCTGCGAGAATCCGCTTGATCGAAGTGTATCCCGTGTAGGTTCTGTCGCCTTCCTCTGCGCTCTTTCTTTCGATGACGGGCGCGTTTTCAAAGTCAGCCGCGATCTCCGAAACCGGGCGCGCGTCCGTCACTTCGAATGTCAGCTGTCCGGAAGCCTCAAAAAGCCACATCCAGTTTACCGGAATCTCTTTCTCTTTTACGACTGCGTACATTTTTCATCCTCCTTTCCTTCCGTTTTCTGAAGCGCTTCGACCGCACCTTCAATGAGCGCGATTGCTCGCATCGCGTTCTCGAGATTTTGTTTCGTAGAGGGAATTTGCAGCGCCTCCACACATGTTTTTGCATAAATCAAAGTCTGTACAAGCGTCATGATCTTTATCTCCTTTCCTACTGACCGACATTGATGGTCTGTGTTTTGGTCTTTGTGACCGAGGCAACCTGTATCGCAGTTCCGCCGTTAACCGATACAAAAGCCTTGCACACGCCCTGTGCAAAGAATACGTTCGCGGCTGTGTTGGTGATTGAATCGATACTGCCGCCCGGCGATATCGTATACACCATATCGTCCGCAGGCGTGTCTACGATGGAAGAAGGACGGCGGACGGTGATCTTCTGGCCGCTTCTGGACGTTGTGGCCATGGCTGCCGCCGCCACCCACC